GGGAAAGTGTAGGTAGCACCGGCTGCAATACTCTTGGTTTTGATTACTAGGTTTTGGTTGCCTGGTGTGTCGCCCGAAGTTACAAGGTTGATACTGATAGTGGCGGCAGTACCGCTATAGTTAGTAACTTCAATCGCACCTATTTCAGTAGTCACATTGGTGGATGTGTACTGGGTAGTTTGAGTGTTCTCCACTATCTTAGCGGGAACAAGTACCTTTAGGTTTACATTCGCCATTTAAGCCTCTTAATTCGATTGGGTAATTACCCAGTTAGTACCGTCAGATACCAATGTTGCCCACTTTCCGGCAGTGGCTGCCAATATCGCTGTTCCGGCTGCACCACCTGTCACAGGTACCACATTGGAAGACGCAGATACCACTGTTTGCGCTTGATAGTTCAACAAGTATAACACGCGCCCTGCTGAACCACTCGCACTAGGTAGCGTTACTGTGCAAGTAGAACCTGCTTTGTTGTTAATCAACCACTGGTCAGTAGATGCCACTGTAAAGTCGGCAGTTTTGGTTACAGGTGCGCTTGTTGTAGGAATAGCATTCAATGCAGCCCATAACCCGCCTATGTTCGGCATAGGTGTAGTATCAACTTCAACCGTCACATGTCTAGGTGGTGGTGCTGTGTCGGGATATTCTACTTGCTTTTGAAACAATGGCGCGGCTTGTAAATCCGGTATGGTTACACTGCCACTGCCGCCACCTGTAACATCGAATAGGTGCAAAAAGAACCGATACCATTCACGCGAAATAGTACCAGTGCGAGTGTCGGTAAATGGTACCCTAGGCGGTACAATCTGGGTGGGGTTAGGCATTGGTGTTACTCAACAACAACTCGGCACCTGTTATCGTAATCTTCACAGGGTCGGTGCCTGATATTTCGTAAACACGGTCGCGGAGTTTGGTTGTCATGCCGAGCCTTCGCCATATTGTGCGAGTGCCGTACTTACCTATTTTACCCATGCCTTGCCAATGCTCATTAGACCAAGTGTGTCCACCATCGTCTGACCATCGCAGCATCACTTGTGGGTCACTGCCTTGGCCACTGTTCAAACCAACACCTGTTTCACAGTCCAACTGCAACGAATGGTGGGTTGTGCGTCTTAGAGTGTTTGCACCCGTGGGTAATGCGCGCCAAGACCGGAGCCACTTCTGAGACGAACCGTTATCATCATAGGTGTTCAAGTCCAATGCGTAGAGTTTGCCGTTTTCGTAGTCGCCCACGATGGTTTCACCATTGAACGCCACTTGGCAATTACTACGATGCCGCACAAAGTTCCCGTTTTCAAACCCTGCGCGTTCGTGCCACATTTGAGTAGACGCATCGTATACCCAAGTGACATTTGCACTGGGGAAGGTGAGTACATAGAAGGCGTGACCGTCTTGCTGATAGGTGTAGGCAATCGCGTCTGAAATATCGCTGTACTGTTGAATTTGCCATTCTACTGCGTGAGTAGACACGCGAGCACCTGTGTAACCGTTGGCGCGGTAAACGATACCCCTACCGCGAGCATCTGAGCCTAACCAGAATACACTGTTATCGAGCTTGGCTACCGAGAAGGTAGCGGCACAACCTATCTCATTAAACGCGCCTTGGATGCGTTCTAACGGTGAACCTAGTGAGCCGGTGTTGTACCACACTTCGCACGAATTACTGCCGAATAACCACACTTCTCGGTGGTCTATAATCATGGCTGCAAGGTTATCGGGTGCACCATTTACAACCGCATAGTCAAGCCCGTCTACACTGGTACCGTCCAGTAACGCAGTCACCCACACATTTTGACTATTGGGTTGGGTGAACACGAACATCTCGTCAAGATACCCTACTTGGGTAGCACCAGGGAAATCAGGGTCGGTTATCTGTGTTAGCGTTAACGCCACATTGTCATAAATGTAACCGTAGGTGCCAGCAGCAATAAACAACTGTACCCCGTTGTCAGCCATGCTTACTTGACCGGAGCCTGCTATACCACCAATAGCAGTCGCAGCATAGGCGGTAGTCATCTTGTATAAAGTAGTTCCAGATACCACATAACACAGCCCACCGTAAGACCACATCCCACGAATAGGGCCGTTACCTACAGTAGCCAGCAACCGCAATCCAGGTGCGCGTTGAAGGAATGCCGCTTCTTTACCACCTTCGGGCAGTAGCTCAGGGAACAAGTTAACCATGCGGTTATCATCGGCATTTGTACTGCGCGCCACATAGCTTGAGCCGAGGATAGGCGACTTCATTAGAAGTTACCTGCAAAGATATTAAACCGTTGACGGTTGCCAGTTAATGAGTAAGGTAGCGCCATTAGGTCGCCAGGGTCGTTTATGCGCTTAAGGTTGCGCTTACTGGTCATGGCGATACGCTGCACTTGGGCGGAAGGTTCCACACCGAACTCAGGCGCTATTTCACAAGCCAGATTGTACGCGAATGCGCGCAAGTAACCAGGTGGGAATGATAGGCTTGTAGCCAGTGTTGCAGGTTGGGTAAGCGCCTCGGCACTAACGAAATGAAACTCCAGCGGTTTAGTTGGCACTGGGTAGATTGTCATTTCAATATCAGGATTGTTCGGGTTAACCCACATCACTTGTGGATAGGTGCTAGTGACTGTTTTAAACGCAATACCGTTGTACTGCTGTTGGTTGATAAACCGAATACCGTAGGATATACCACTGGAAGCGTCACGAAAGTAGGTACTATCGTCCAATGCAGTAGGGCGAAAGCCTACGAAGTCACCTGTCGGTCCCAATGTACGGCTTGCTGTATTAGCAGGCCATGTAAAAACTTGGTCGTGCGTATTGTAAACCGCTAACCGCTCGGTGCTCCATGAGTCGAGCATTTGGTTTAATGCTGTTAAAGCATCGGCTGCCATTTCCGATGATGGTGTTTCACCTTCGGCCAGTACACCTAATAACCGAAGTGCCCTGTTAATCTGGTCGCCAGCAGTAGCCATCGAACACCCTTATTAAAAAACCCCGCCGAAGCGGGGAAACAACCATGAGGAAATTAAGCCAAACGCTGCAAAGTCCAAGCGCCAACGCCAGTTTTATAGGCGCGGAATCGACCAGTAGTACCAGCAGTAGCAGCGATTGTAGCAAGACCAGTGATAGTCCAGCCAGTACCCGCAGTCATGGTGATTACACCAGACGAGCTACCGTTGATATTGCACACGCTGAAATCGAAGGATGAACCAACTTTAGCATTTACCAATGTGGCCTCGGTTAAGGCAACAGTAGGCAAAGTGTAAGCTGATGCAGTAGTACCAGGTGAACCATTGATAATGCCAGTAAGTAACTGAGCAATGGTCAAAGTAGCACCAGTTGTAGCAGTAGCAGGGGTGGGTTGGACGCCAAGGATGACTTCGTTTAAGTTACCATCACCTAGTTGACGACCACCACCGATAGAAGGAAGAGCCATAATCAATACCTTTAAAGTTGAGGAACTACGGGGCTATTAGCCCCATAGACGACACGCCATTTCAGGACGAATCACAGAGTAACCGTAAAGCACATCAATACGAGTAGGCATACGGTCATTGTTAATATCGTACTGAGTCACCAAACGCAAGCTGATACCGTTGTGCACTTGACGGGAAGCCATGTGTACACCAGTAGGCATTAACAAGTCAGCAGTCGCGAAGGTGATAGCGTCTTTGTGGTAAACGATATTCTGAGGGTAAGCAGTGGCAGCAGTTCCCAACATAGTAATCGCGGCACTAGCAGCAGGCAGGGATGTTACAGTAGCCAATGCTTGAGTGGAGTCGTACAATGCAGGGCTGATGCTCAGTGTAGCAGAGGACGAACCAGTGGCAGCAGCAGTAACCACGAACTGTTGAAGCGCACCAGTGCTTTGACGAGTTTGAGGGTTAACCGCGTAACAACCTGCGATAGTGAACACATCGCCCACATTCCAAGTCTTGCTCGAACCAGTGAAGCTGATACCTAAAGTGGTAGCGCCTTGGGTGGTCACGGTAGAGGTTACAGTGATTGAAGTGCCCCAATCGCCAGTGGTGAAGCTGTTGATGGACTGAGACATGGCGATTTCGTCATAACCTAGAACACCCGTACCCATCATGCCGCTTTTAAACTGCTTGCTGATTACATCGGTAGGGTTGAAGAAGCCTTTCATGCCTTCCACTAAACCGGCATTTGCAGCAGGATTAACCACAGCGAAACGGTTGTTCATGGGCGCAGCAAACTCATTCAACTTTTGCTGGGCAGACAACAACACAGCAGAAGTGGCAGGAGTAGTACCAGGGGTGCCCACAGAGTTGTAAATGCTGGAGAAGCAACTGGCAACATCGGCATCTACAGAAGCAGCCAATTGACTAACACGAGGCTTCAACACCAAGTCAGCGAACTTGTCTAACGACATGGTAAGCTCGGCAGTGGTGAAGTTAATGCCAATATGCTTCTGACTGGATACAGTCAATGTGGTGTACTGTTGGTTTTCGTCTTGCACTTGCAAGGCTGCACCATCAGTAACTAAAGCGCGGTCGGGTTTACGAATGCGCAAAGTGGCACCGATTTTAGCACCTTCGTTTGCAAAGGAACTATCGTATTCACGGTTCACATTGCGAGTGACGACAAGATTATTCTCAAGGATTTGTAGCGCCTTGAGGTTAATCATATCAGGGGTTAGGATATTATTAGCCATGGTATATACCTTGCTTAGTTAGCGTATTTTGCCTTTAACGCTGCCATTTCGCGTTGGTTCTCTCGTTCTATCCACTCGGACGCGCTCATTGTTTTAGTAGAGCGGTTGTCTGTTGTGTCATAAACGGGTGCTGTTGCACCGCGAGTATTCACGGGTGAAATGGGCGCGGGGGCGCTGGATGTTTTCTTAACAGGCGGGGCGCTCGATAACTTCGCTTCCAACCTTGCTAATGCCGCACCTTGTTGTGCAACCGTCATTTCAGAAATTCGCGCAGCTTCTTCTCGGTTTTTACCCAAGTAGTAAGCTAAGTCTGGGCCTACATCAGAGCTACGAATTATCTCAGCCATTGCATTAGTGACTGGTACATCTGGGCTAAACGCGACTGAATCAAAA